TGAAAAACATAAATTAGTTTTTTTTTCAGTTATGTAATTTTTGAGCTTATTTATAATTATATCTGATTTGCTCATTAATAGTTATTAATATTAATAAATATTTAATTTAATTAATATAATAAAATACTTAAAGGGGTTGCTATATGTATAGTTATAGTTATAGTTGTAATGACAGACGCTCAAGATAACGATGCTTACCTAATAGGCCAAGTAAAATGGTTCAACAACAAGGCTGGCTACGGTTTTATCACGCAAATGGAAGGTGAACACACAGGTAGTGATATCTTTGTTCATCATAGTGCGATAAAAGTAAGCGAGGAGCAATTTAAATATTTAGTTCAAGGGGAGTATGTACACTTTAAGAAGGTAAAGTCATCTACTGATAAGCATGAATATCAAGTAGGTGAAGTAAAAGGTATGTCTAGTGGAAAACTTATGTGTGAGACACGTAATGCCCAACGTGCTAGTTCTTTGAACTCCCCTTCAAATGAGGATGGTGCCCCATCAGGTCAGGAACGTATGGGTAGCCGAGGTGGTCGTGGTGGAAGAGGTGGTCGTCAAAATATGCGTGTTAGAGGACCAGGTCCACGAGATGGTATGCCTTTGCTTGATCCAGCAAACGGTGAGGAATGGATGCTTGTAAAGCGTAGAAAGCCTAATGCGGGACAAACACCTCCATCTACATCTGCACCTCCATCTACCCCTACATTCAATGCTTAAATAAAAATATTTAGGTGTTAATTTAATGAGCAAATTTTTTAAATATGTTTAAAACTTATTTAAAAAATAATTAGAATATTTTAAATAAATGTCATCAGAAAAAGTGGGCAAGGGAAAAAAACAACTATCTTTAGATGAAAATATAATAACTATTAGTAATACTACAAATAAAGTTGACAATGTTGACAATGTTGATTCTGAAAAAATAAAAAAAACAGGTACTAGTAATAATGATGACATTGATATTGAACACCAATTTTCAGGGTTATTGGAAACTTTAGGAAATTTAAGAGGTCAAATAACGCAAATACAAAATCAAGTAAGAACCTTAGAAAAAAATGTAAAAAAACAATCGAAAATACATAAAAAAGAAGGTAAATCTAGAATAATTAGAAAACCATCCGGATTTGCAAAACCATCAAAAATATCTGATGAACTTATAACATTTATGAATAAAACAAAGGGTACAGAATTAGCTAGAACAGAGGTTACTCAGTATATAATAAATTATATTAAAGAAAATAATTTACAAAATATAGAAAATCGTAAAAATATAAATCCAGATAAAAAATTATCTAAATTATTAGATTGTGGTAATAATGAAGTTACATATTTTAATTTACAGAAGTATATGAACAAACATTTTGTAAAAGAAATTTAATAAGTAGTTTATCTATAATAATAACATATAACTAATATAATTATTATGGCAAATTTTATAGAAAATATAACAGATATAAATACATTCAATATAAATGAATTAAACACAACCCATTTTTTTGAGAATGTATTTATGATAATAAGATATATGACTTTAAATGAGACTGAATATGGGTCTGATAATTCGGGCAATATACTTGATAATATAATAAAAAATAGGGTTAATATCTTATTTATTAATGTCAAACCAATTACACCCAAACGAGAACAATGGGAAGAATGTAAACAAAATATTAAACGATTTTGGGATACTATTCCAGGTAATTTTTATATTTTATTTGATTTTTCACAATTATCTATTTTACCTCCAACATATATAAGAGATTGGGTTTGCTTATTTCAATACAATGATAATATAAATGTAGGCAAAATACCGGGTTCTATGATGATAATTAAAACAGGAATACTAAGAAAAGCACTGAAATATTATTTATCTCAATGGAAACCAGAAGTGCCTATATTTGTATTTAAAAAATTTGGTTCAGCATATAAAAATATAATTGGCATATACAGTAAAAATATAGAACAGGTATCTATGGAAAATTTAATCAGAACCGTCGACGATTTGTAATCTTACTTTTCTCTTCATATTATATTCATCGTTAAATAAATATATTTTGAAATCAACACAACTATAATTTTCTTTATTTTCTCTACATGTTACTCTAGATAATAATTTTAACTTCGGTATATAAACCATATATTGAAATAGAGAATCGTCTCGCAATATCTTATCGAAAATGTATCCTTTATGTTCATCAGTTGTAATGCTTGGATCAGTATTACATAGATGTAGTATATTGCAATCGCATTGTATCTTACGAATTGACCTCATTGCAGTATTTACATAATCTAATCTACCTATCCATGATTCATAAAAAGGTAAACCATAGCTTTTAATTGATGATGAATTTGGAATAATTGTGATTTCTAGACACGTGATGTTCAATAAATCTACCAACCTTCTAATAGGCGATGATGCATGGCAGTAATTTTCTAACCCTAACACTTCATGCTTATTATCACCTTTATTAGAACTATATTTAGTATAAATACCAGAAGCATTTTTCCATATGCTTAGAAAACTGCTAACATCATCAGGTAATTTTGTTTTTATATTAGAATCATAATCGTAATCTACTTGTTTTAAAGTAGCAGAACGATAAATTCCATATTGATTATAATGTAATCTACCTGCGGCACAATGATTAAATAACGTCATTAAATAGTTTATTACATCGTGACTATTTGTTATTTTATTTTGATATTTATGAGTGGTTGCATTCATTTTAAGAACCAATCTATATAATTGTTTATAATCAAAACTCTTAAGCAAAGCAGGTTCCTCATATACGTAGTTTTTCTTAATATTAATCAAAACTCTATTAAATTCATATGAGGTTTTCACTATTTCATTTGTGACCAAATCATATTTAATATGTATATCAAGTGCTATCGCAAATTTTTTATATTTCTGCTTTAAACTACATAAATTATCAGATAATATAGTAGGCAACATAGGTCGTTTTCTGTCTGGTAAATAAATTGTAGCAACACGGTGTGTTAATGAATTCCATAAATTTAAATAATCTAACCAAATAGGAACATCAGTTATATATATCGATAAAATGATATTATCTCTGTCGGTTTGATATATTGAAAATGCGTCATCAAAATCAGTACTGTTTTTTGGGTCAATTGTATATGCAAAACAATTTGGTATTTCTCTACTAAAACTATATTCTGTTCTATCTTCTATATCAGGATTATCGCGTAATATATCAGGTATATATTTTTCATTTATATAATAGTCTTCATTTTTATTGCCATTCAGTTTTAATATCTTCTTATACTCGTCTTTTTTAATAGTTAATGATTTAACAGCTGTAGTATTAAAATTTGACATAGATGCATTTAATGATTTGCAATACAACATATATTCATAGAAGGCCGGCAATTCTTCCACATTACCAATAGTTTGAACTAGTTCACCTACTGGATGTTTATCTTGCCAAGATTTAAATACGAATGTTACATATTTATTGCTCGCCGATTTATAGAAATTTTGAAGACTAAATTTATTATTATATGCTATTAGAAATCCGGGCAATCGCATATCATCTGGAATACATTTATGATATGTTTTACCCTTTGCGTTTTTACCGTATGTTTTGTTGGTATCTAATATGAGAACACCTGAAATATTTTTAGTGTTTCTACAAACAGAGTGAATTATATTAACACCATCATTCATAGTAAATATGTCTTGATCCAATAATTTATTTGTAGCAGCATCAATCTCTAATTCTACTTTAGTAAGTGAATCTGAATCATAATAATCATATGATGAATAATTTCTATCGTGTGACACAAATTTATAAGGCATATATTGTTATAGTTATTATATTTTTTGATAAACTCTTTACATTTAATATTCTATAATTAACATTAAATATATTCAATTTTTATTGTGATTAATCACTCTTTAGGTTCTGTTTTATGGTTTCTATATCGTCTAATATTGTATTTTCTTTTGATGTTGAACCTGAACCTGAACCTATACCTGAACCTATACCTGTACCTGTACCATAATTAATATCCATTTTCTTCTTAACCAACTGTCGTTTAACATTTTGTTGTTGTAAAATATTCACAAATATCTCGGGTAAAATAGATACAAAATTCATATAAGTACGATATTTGAAAGAACATATTGTTGATTTGTTACCAAACTTGATGCTATACCACCAATATGCCGGTATTTGAACAATTTGACCACGCTTAACCTTAAACTCCAAACATTTAACTTTATTAAAATCGTGTTGATGTAATGCGCTAGCCTTTTCTATTTCCCAAGGATTTATAGGCGAGTAAAACTCAAAGTTAAGATAATCTTTAATGGTATATAAATATTTTGAACTGGATGGCGGTGCTAATTTTACAGTTATCTCATCTTCTGTTACTAAAAAATAGTTTCTATAATTAAGATTGTATCTAAATGGCGTTGTACCTCCGTCTGAACCGAGTAATATGTCGTAATTACAATTAGATACCATATGAGGTCTAAGAAATCCGTCGTTTATTCTAAATGTTTTAATCATTACAGTTTCATTTAGAAATTCCGTATTATTTTCACAGAAATATTTGCCTTCTTTATCGGATTCCAATAAAGATGTCATGCTTCCTAAACTAAGCGGTATGTATAAATCGGAATTATCATTGCGAGAAGCGATGTTTCTAACCTTAATATCAAATGCGGCATAATTATTATATAGGTATTCACGATTTATGGTGTCTAATAAAGGCATACATTCGTAATCAAACATAAGCGGTTGTTTTAAATCGCATATTTGTTCTAGTTTTTCCTTAGATGGTTGTTCTATTTCATATACTTCTAAATCGTTACTGCTATTCACGTGGAAAAAAATATGTAAATATAGAAATAACACGATACAAAATGTTAATACTGATATAAGAATTTTCATATTAACATTTCAACATAATAATAATCTTGATATTTTACTTATTAATCAATCAAGTTATTTATTTGATTTATTTGATTTATTTAATTTAATAAAAAATTGAAACAGAGTTAACATATAAATATTGTGATAACTTGTGTGTTATATATATAAATAAATAAATATGACAACTGAATTTACATACACTGATAGATTTAATTTGTTAAGAAATTTTGCTCGAATTATACACGCAAATATAAACATAAAGGGTGGAAATATATTACAAAAGTTAATTTACGAAACTATAAGAGATGCAACGGATCATAATGGACAACCAATGCACACTTCGGTCTCGGAAGAAAAAAAAATTACTCTAATTGTGAGAGAAGGGTCAAACGGAAGAAAAACTCATAAGGTAGATATTCTTATAGAAGATGAGCATAATATTATTGCTATAAATAGTAAAGGAAAATCTTTTAATAATACTGAAAGTCAAGATAGTAAACTTAGAGAATATAACTGGTATCTTGATAGTATAAAAAATAATTATCCCAATAAAGATTGTAAATATATTATACTAAAAGACGAATACAACCGTTCTGATAGTAACATGGGATTATATAATTATCTCGACGATAACGGGATTAAAGTATATAATACAGAGCAATATCTTTTAGACAATTATAATTGCGATTTTTATGATATAGAAATAGAAAGACAAAAGAGGTCAGTTATAGAGTGTGAAAAAGTACTAATTTCTGAAGGTTATAATTTCAATAATCTATATCAATTGTTTTTAAATAATTCATAAAAATTAATAATTCATAATAATAATATGTTTAGTATTTATTTCATCACCTACTCTACCAGAATGTAATTTAAATCTATATTTTTTATCATACTCCTCTACAATATATCCATCATATAATTTTTCTATAAAAGGTGTTTTACCTATAACCATTAGCCATTTATTCTTAGTTTTTTTTAAACATTCTGCTAATTTTTCATGTTCTTTTTTACCAAAAGAACAATAACCATAATCAGTAAACTCACTATCATAAGGTGGATCTAGAAACATAAAATTGTTCTCATCATTATATTTATTAAATATTTCCTCAAAATCCCAGTTATGTATTTCTGTATTTTTAAGAAGATTTTCATATTCTTTATTTTTTAAATCTTCATAATTACAGGTTTTATATCTCCCAAATGGTATATTAAATTTTCCATCTTTATTATATCTTAACATTCCACGAAAACAGGTTTTTCTTTGATAATAAAACCGTTTTGCACTATCTAGACTATTATTTATTTTCATAGTATCTCTTATTTTATAGTAAGTTTCTTCATTATTAGGGTTTTCTTTCATAAAATTATATATATCATCAATATTACCCTTTTTTATTTCAGTATAAAAGTCTATCAATTCTTTATGAACATCATTAATTACCGATTTATTTGGTTTTAAATGAAAGAATGTAGCACCTCCACCTATAAATGGTTCAATATAAATATTAATATCATCTTTATTAGGAATATATTTATTAAATTTAGGTATTTCATCTTTTTTACCTCCACTCCATTTAATAATAGGTTTAAGATTATCTGTTTCGCTTATTATTTCATTTTCTTTTTCTTTTTTTGCAGTTTTTATAGTTTTAACTTTTTTCACTACTTTATCTGGTTCTGCTGGTTCTGCTGGTTCTACTGGTTCTGCTGGTTCTGCACCTGTAACAACATATCCTTTTTTCATATCATATGCTAAGTCTGCTTTTGCAGTACTTGTACATTCAAAACCATCTACCTTATCTTTTTTTGATTTATTCCAAATAGCAAAATATTCTGTTTC